CTAAGAGCCTCCCCTACGGGTGCGGAGGAAGTCAAGGAGTGCGAGCCGGAATCTGGCGCTATCAGAAATCTCTACGGGAAATACAATGTAAATAAGGAGAATGACCATGGAAAAAACAGTAACAATCAAGCTGCCGCTGACGCGCAGCGAAAAAGAGGACGTATTTGTGGGCATCAACGGGCGCAGCTGGCTGCTCCAGCGGGGCATCGAGGTGGAAGTGCCCTGGAACGTGGTGAAGGTCCTGGAGCGGCAGGAAAAAATGCTGGCCCAAGCACTGGAATTTGAAAACCAGGCCGCCGCTCCTCTGGCACAGCTGGAAAAGAGGGAGCTGGCATGACCGCCCTGGATGCAGTTTCCTGGGTGGACGGCAAGCAGCACAATGTGTTTTCCCTGACGGACAAGCTGCTGTGGCTCAGCCAGGTGGAAGCGGAGGTACGGGCGCTATGGAGCCGCTGCGGCAAAAATGTGCCCCCGGAAGACATGAAAGCGGACACCGTGCTGCTGATTCCCAAGCCCTATGAGGGCATCTACACCCACTACCTGGAAGCCCAGATGCACTACGCCAACCAGGAGTATCTGAAATTCAACAATGCCATGGGGCTGTTTGCGGCGCTGTGGCAGGAATACGCCAACACCCTCCGCCGGGATGCCCCCGGGGGCGGGCGGCGAAAATTCTTTTAAGGAGGGATGGGGATGCAGATTCCCACCTTGAAGCAGGGGAATGTGAGCCGGGAACATGTGACCTCTTTCGGCGGCTATCATGCCGGGGCGAGGATCGCCGAGGGGGAGTTTGCTGCCATGAAAAACTGCACCGGTGACCAGTTCCCCCTGATTGCCACCCGCCGGAAGCGAGGGGTCTATGCTGCCCCGCAAAAATGCAATGGGCTATTGGCAAAGGACAGTCTTTGCTGGGTGGATGGCAGCAAATTCGTGATGAACGGCTATGAAACCGAGCTGCATCTGACGGACAGCCCCAAGCAGCTGGTGTCCATGGGGGCATATGTGATTATTTTCCCGGACAAAAAGTACATTAACACCGCAGACCTCTCGGATTCCGGCAATCTGGAAGCGGAGTTCACCTCCGCCGGGACGGTGAAATTCATCCCGGTGGACGGGGACGGAAAGCCCCTGATTCCCGCCTACACCCAGCCGGAGGAGCCGGAAAAGCCGGAAAACGGGGCGCTGTGGCTGGACACCTCCGGGGCGGGGGCGCTGCTGCAATGGTCTGCCGGAACGGGAATGTGGGTCAGCGTGGACAATACCCTGGTGCGTATCTCCTGCCCCAACATGGGCGTGTCCTTCCGCCCGGGGGACGGGGTACAGCTGACGGGCGTACCGGCGGGGGTGGAGACCAGCGGGGTGATTGCAGACTGCGGCAGGGACTATGTGACGGTGCCGGGGCTGCTGGAACGGGAAACCAGCCTGGATACCCCGGTGACGGTGGGGCGGTATCTGCCCCTGATGGACATGGTGCTGGAATGCGGCAACCGGCTGTGGGGCTGCCGGTACGGCCTGAACCGGGCGGGGGCGGTGGTCAACGAAATCTACGCCAGCAAGCTGGGGGATTTCCGGAACTGGAACTGCTTCCAGGGGGTCAGCACCGACAGCTATTGCGTCAGTCTGGGCACAGACGGTCCCTTTACCGGGGCGGTGCAGCATTTGGGCTACCCGGTGTTTTTCCGGGAGGACTGCATCCACAGGCTCTATGGCAGCACCCCTGCCACCTTCCGACTGCAAACCACCCCCTGTCCCGGCGTGCAGCAGGGATGCAGCCAGAGCCTGGCACGGGTGGGGCAAATGCTCTATTACAAGTCCCCCACCGGGGTCTGCGCCTATGACGGGGCGGTGCCGGTGACGGTGAGCCAGAAGCTGGGGGTTGTGCCCTGCACCCGGGCTGCTGCCGGGGCGCTGGGGGACAAATATTACCTGTGCATCCAGGAGGAGGAGACCACCGGGCAGCTATGGGTGTATGACACCGCCCGGGGGCTGTGGCACCGGGAGGATGACACCCGGGTGCGCTGCTTCTGCACCTGCCGGGACGATTTATTCTTTGTCAACGGGGCGGGACAAATCATCAGCGTCATGGGCAGAGGGCAGCCGGAGGAGGAAATTTCCTGGATGCTGGAAACCGGAATGCTGGGCACCCTGACCCCGGACAGCAAGACATTGACCCGGCTGAATCTGCGGCTGGAACTGGCACAGCAGGCAACGGTGTGGGTGCAATATGACGGGGACGACTTCTGGAAGCCCGTCGCCACGGTGTATGGCAGCGCCGGACAGTGCTTCAATCTGCCGGTGGCGGTACGCCGCTGTGACCGGCTGCGGCTGCGGTTGGAGGGAACCGGCTTCATGCGGCTCAGCTGCATCACAAAAACCATGGAGCGAGGGAGTGAGGTACTGTGACCGGCATTGAAATTCGCCCGCCCCAGCTCACCGGCGGCACCCCCCAGGAGCAGCTGGGACAGCTCCAGCGGTACTTGACTGCCCTGGCGCAGCAGCTGCAATTTGCCTTTGATGCGGTGCAGGGGGGCAGCCCGGAAACGGCAGCCGCTCAGCTTCCGCCCCGGCAGCAGGAGCAGCAGCGGCAGGAAACCCTGCGCCAGCTGAAAGCCCTGATTCTGAAAAGCGCCCAGGTGACCCAGGTGCTGGAACAGCAGGTAAGCAAGCGGCTGGAGGGAAAATATGTGGCGGTGAGCCAATTCGGCACCTACTGCCAGGAGACCAGCCAAACCCTGGAAGCCAACTCCCGGGCGCTAACGCAGACCTTCCAGAATGTGCAGCAGCTGGAAAGCACGGTGGCGGGGCTGGGCAGCGCCGTCCGGGAGGTAAACGCCAGCATTCGCACCGGCGAAATTGCCGACGGCGTTTACGGTGTGGAAATCGGGCAGCAGGAGCGGGAGGATGGCATCATCCGCTTCCGGCGCTATGCCCGGCTGACGGCGGAAAAGCTGTCGTTTTATGACAGCAACGAAATCGAAGTGGCCTATGTCAGCAACCGCCGCCTGTATGTAACAGCGGCAGAGATTGCAGAGGTTTCTGCCGGGCGGCTGTCCGTTCCCCATGTTCAGATGGGGGAATACACCTGGCAGGTGGGACAGGACGGGCACTTGAGTTTGCGGTAGGGGGAGCCACGGGCACTTCGTGCCGGTAGGATGACCATAAACAAAGGAAAGGAACACAATGGCAAAAAAGGAATACATCGCATCCTCCGCTGTGACCGATGCAAAAAAGAAGCTGGAGGAGCATGGGCAGAAGAAGCCCGACAAGTATGTTTCGGAATATGATGGGGTGCTGCGGGATGCCATGGAGAAAATTCTTAACCAGGAGGATTTTCAGTACCGGCTCAGCGGCGATGCCCTGTATCGGCAGTACCGCAATCAGGCGGTGAAAAACGGGCAGCGTGCCATGGAGGATACCATGGGACAGGCCGCCGCCCTCACCGGGGGCTATGGCAGCTCCTATGCTCAGAACGTGGGACAGCAGGCCTATGCCCAGCAGCTGGATGCGCTGGGGGACAAAATCCCGGCGCTGTACCGCCTCGCCATGGAGCAGTATAAGCTCCGTGCCCAGGGTTTGCAGGATCGCTATCGGCTGCTGGGGGATGCGGAAAATCAGGCATACCGCCGCTACACCGATTCCCTGAACGCATGGCAGGCAGAGGCCGACCGGCTGATGCAGCAGTACACCAGCACCAAAGAGGAGGACTACGGCGCTTGGCGGGACGAGATTGCCGACTGGAAGTGGCAGCAGGACTTTGACGAAAACAAGCGGCGTTATGACCAGGAATGGGACGATAAGCACCCCCGGTACAGCGCTCCCTCCGTCAGCTACAGCTATTCTTCCGGCAGCAGCGGCGGCAAGAAAACGGACACAGGTAAAACGGACAGGAAGGCTACCGGCGCTTTAGGAGTGCTTGGCTCTGTGCTGGGAGCGCTGAGCGCCGCTTCCGGCAAGCTGTACCCCAAGAAGAAATAAGGGGGTGGCGGCATGGTTGTGACAATCAATCCCTATTGCCGCGTGACGTTGGAGGTGCAGGGGGATGTGGTGAACAATACCTCCACCGTGCGGGTGACGAAGCTGGAACTGCGCAATCCTGACGGAGTCAACGTGGGCAACTGCTGGGTGCTGGGTGAAATCCGCCTGGGCGGGATGCTGGCGGCCAACATGATTCTGAACAACACCCAAAGCTGTGCCCTGACCTTTTACAGCGGGTGGGATGGCGGAGGCGTGGGAACCTGGAGCGGCTACAGCTGCCGGGATGTGGAGGTCAGCCACCGCAGTGACGGCACCATGGAGGCCGACATTACCGTTAGCTTTGACCTGTACACCACCACCCAGCGCTATTTGAACAGTCTGCGTTACACCGGTTCTGCCTCCCTGCCCAGGATTCCCCGCGTCACGGCGCTTTATGCCCAGGGAAATTGTCTGGGGGAGCCGGTATGCCTTCAGTTGACCCGTGCTGCGGCAGATTTCCGGGACAGTATTTTCTGGAAGTGCGGCGAAGCGCATGGGGTGGTGGCGGAGAAAACCCAGGAGACGCAGCTATCCTGGACACCGCCGATTTCCCTGGCGGAGCAGCAGACGGCGGGCACGGCGGTGAGCGTGACGTTCACGGTGCAAACCTTCTGCGGGGAGGAGCCGGTGGGCACGTCTGCCACTGCGCTGAATCTGGAAATTCCGGCGGACATTGTCCCCGCCCTGACGGTGACGGTGGAGGATCCTATGGGGTATTCCGGCCAATACGGCGGCTATATCCAGGGTCAGAGCCGGGCGCTGGTGAAAAGCCAAGCGCAGGGGGCTTACGGGGCTTCCATTCGGGATATTGCCGTGCAGTGCGGTGGGTTGACCGGCACGGGAGCGCAGTGTGGGTTTACTTTGGAACGCAGCGGCGATGTGGAAATTGCCGTGACGGCCACGGACAGCCGGGGACGCAGCACCCGGGTGGTGCAGCACATCACCGTACTGCCCTATGAAATCCCCCGGGTGCAGATCACAGGAGCTTTCCGCTGCGGCGCGGATGGGGCAGCACAGCCGGACGGAACGTGGCTCTGCTTGCAGTTTGGAGCGCGGGTAACACCTGTGTCCGGGGGAAGTGCGGCCTATCAGGCCGTCTGCCGGGAGCATGGCGGCGGTCAGACCCGCAGTGTGCCGCTGCCGGATTATGCAGGGCTGTTTGAAGTGGCTGGGACGGTGGTGCTGCCCGCCGGGGCGGACAGCGGCTACGACTGCGCCGTGTGCGTGACGGACAGCTTTGTGACGGTGAGCAGCCAGAGCGCCTTCGTGCCGGTGGCCTTTGCCCTGCTGGACTTTTCCCGGACGGAGAAAGCGGTGGGCATTGGAATGCGGGCGATCAAGGAAGAAACACTCAGCGTGGGCTTGCAGCTGGACATGGCAGAGCACGGCATCCGCAATCTGGCAGACCCCACTGAAGCACAGGATGCCGCCACCAAGGCGTATGTGGATGCGCTGGTGAAAGCGGCGCTGGAATCAAAATCATGGAAAGGAGAGAGCGAATGACAAGCATTCAGATTCTTGCCCAGGGGGCGGCGGCCTGGGGCAAAACCGAGGGAATCGTCACTGCCGGCGCAGTGGGCATTCCCGTGACGCTGCAATGCAGCAGGGACTGGGACGGACTGCGGAAAATCATCAAATTCCGGTGTGGGGAGGTGGAGTACCAGTTTGAAGTGGTGGAGGGAACCGCCATCACCGTGCCCTGGGACTGTCTGCTGGAAGGACGGCGGCTGGAAATTGCCCTGGATGGCTGGGACAGCGCCGGAACACTGCGCATTCCCACCAATTGGGTGTGCTGTGCAATGGTACAGCCCTCCGGCACGCAGGGGACGGAACCGCCTGCGCCTCCACAGCTCCTGACCCAGCAGCTGCTGGAATGGGCGGAAAGCACCCAGGAGCAGCTCGACCGTCTGCCCGACATCTCCGAAACGGAAAAGAAGCTGGAAGACCTGCGCCAAAATGTCGCAAGCCAAGCCGCCGGACTACAGGAAAAGGTGCAGCTTGCCAGTCAGGCCGCCCGAGAGGCATCGACCATTGCCGTGGCGAAGGCGGGGGGATGGGATTATGCAGACCTCCCCATGACGGATGCCCCGAAAACGGCAGCGTTTGCAGACGGCGGGGAAGCACCCATGAGCGGATTTCCCAAATATGCATTGCTGGGGCAGAACCTTTTTCCACTGGAAGTGGGCTTCAACCGCAGTTTCCCCTACAACGGCATTACCCTGCATGAAAACGGGCGGGTGATGCACATCGATGGCGCGGCCTCGGCGCGGGCAACCTTTGCGGTGAACAAGGACGGCTCTCCCTGTCTGCCCCTGTCCGGGGCACTGCAACCCGGAAACACGGTTATTCTGCGGACGTTTCTGAAAGGGACAACGGTGAAAAACGGCATCTATGTGACGCTGCTGTTTTATGACAGTGCGGGCAAGCAAATTTTGTTCAAGAACCTTTTTTGCGGCGAGAACGGCTCGGATGTTTCCGCCCGGGTAACCGTCCCGGCCAATGCCGCTTCCTTCGGCATCTGGTGGAACGTGCAATCCCCCGGCGGGGAAACCCACAATGTCGACGTGTGCGCCGTGCTGTATGATGCCGCCGCTGCCATCCAGGCCGGAACCGAAGAAGTGCCCCGGGATGCGGCGGCGGTGTCCTTCTTCCCCGTGCCGGTCAGCGGCTTTTCCTACCGGGTTTCCATCAAGGATTATATTGACCGGTATGGCGGAGGCGAAAACGCCCTGACGTTTGACGCGCTGGGCTATCTGACCCCGGAGATGTTCGGTGCAAAGGGAGATTATTCCACTGACGATACCGCCGCCCTCAACGCCTGCCTCCAGGCGGCGGCAAAACGGAATCTGCCGGTGCGGGGCTTCAAGCGGTATAAGACCAGCGAACCGATTGGCATTGCGGGGCGGAATCTGGATGTAGACATCAACACCATCCGCTACAAGGGGACGGACACGGCGGTGACGGTGGAGGGCTGGTGGAACCGGGTGCGGATTGGGCGCATTTATTCTGACGGCATTGGCCTGACCATTCAATCGGCAAACGATTCCACGGTGTACAACCAGATTACCCTGAACGACGTTATCAGCAAGGAAGCCCACGGCATTGTGGTGGCCAACGGCGGCAACCCCATCTTCCAGAACCAAATTCAGTTTGCCCGGATTCTTGGAACGGGAAAGGCGGGAACCCACGGCATTACCTATGCCGGGGATGGCGGCTCCTGCGCGGAATGCACCTTCACCGGCGGGCAGATTTCCGGCTATGACTATGCCGTGAAGCTCCACTCCGGCAACCACAAATTCTATAACATCCATGTGGAGAGCAATATGGAGGGCGGCTTCTGGATCATCGGCGGCGGCTGCCTGATTGTAGGAGACCGTCACGCCGAGTCCAGCCGGGACGGCAAATTCTGCTTCCTGAAAATGGCCACCGTCGATACCATGCACGCCGTGGATGTCAACGGGCAGTACACCTCGGCCTGCCGGATGCCAGTCAACGAAATTGACCTGAGCGAGGTTTGTCTGACGGAGGGGGGCGAACCCATTGACAACGGGCATTACTTCACCCTGAACTGCCCCATTTCCCCCGGCATCTATTATCAATCCAACGAGCACAAGACCCACTACCTTTCCGATGGGGCAAAGCTGTGGGGCGGTAACCTCATCCTCAATCCCACTTTCCGGGTGCATCGGAAGATTACCCAGGCGGTGTTTGACAACCGGGTGAATGACCAGCACTTGCAGCCCCTGCCCACCACCTTTGAGATTGGGGTGGAGAACTGCCAGATTTATCTCCATGCCAGCTACTGCTTTATGGGCTACGCCAGATTTGAAATCATCCAGACCGACCAATTTCAGGCGGATTTCCACGACTGGCGGGGGACGAAAATCTTCACCGGCAGCCAGTGGGGCGCAGGCCGCTTCCTGGTGGAGCAGGTGATTACCGCCGAGGACGGCAAGGCACGCTATGACGGCACAGGAACCCAATGGGTGATTACCCGATTGGGCGGGGAGGTGACAGCATGACCGATTTGCAGGCGCAGTATCTGCTTTTGTATTTGGGCTATGCTCCCGGCGGAGCGGACGGCATCTGGGGAAAAAACAGCGCGGCGGCTTGCAAGAGGTTCCAAGCGGATTATGGCATCTCTGCCAGCGGCACGCTGGATGGGGACACCCAGGAGAAACTCATTCAGGCCGTGGCGGGCACGGCGGAAAAGAAGAAAAGCGGGAGCTTTTGGAATGACATCCGGTATTTCCGGCGCTCTGACCCCTACATCGGCTGCTCCTGCGGCAAATGCGGCGGCTTCCCGGCAGAGCCGAAGGAGAAGCTGATGCGTCTGGCGGATGCCGTGCGGCAGGCGGCGGGCAGACCCATGGTGCCCACATCCACCGTGCGCTGTGCCGCCCATAATAAGGCGGTGGGCGGGGTGTATAATTCCCGGCATCTGCTGGGGCAGGCCATGGATTTTTATATTCCCGGTATGACGGCAGCGCAGATTCTGGCGCTGGTGCGGCAGCAGCCGGAGGTGGCATACTGCTATGCCATTGACAGCCGCCATGTGCATATGGATGTGGTGTAAGGAGGGAGCAAGATGGAATCAATCATTGCCGCCGTCATTAGCGGCGCCATCACCCTGCTGGGGGTGATGGTTGCCAACGGCAGAAATCAGGCTGTTACCGAGACAAAGCTGGACGAGCTGACCCGGGAAGTGCGGGAGCACAACGGATTTGCAAAAAGAATGCCCGTGGTTGAGGAACAAATCAAGGTCATCAATCACAGGCTGTTGAATTTGGAAAGGAAGGAATGTAAATGATTAACTGGAAGGTAAGACTCAGGAATAAGGCATTTTGGCTGGCCTTTATCCCGGCTGCCCTGCTGCTGGTGCAGACTGTAGCCGCCCTGTTTGGCTTCACGCTGAACCTGGGGGACATCGGTGACAAGCTGCTGGCAGTGGTGAATGCGGTGTTTGCTCTGTTGAGCATTCTGGGCGTAGTGGTTGACCCCACCACCCAGGGCGTGGGAGACAGCCAGCGTGCCTTGGGCTATGTGGAGCCCCATTAAGTGATAAGGGAAGCGGGGGTGTGCCTCTGGCGATGTACATCCCTGGAAGGGAAGCCGGGGTATCCCCGGGAAAATGCTTGCAAAAGCGGCGGAAATGGGATATGATGAGAAAAACGGAAAAGGAGTGGGTTCATTGGCATATCAAATTCTGCATCCCCGGGACACAAAAATTGAAGGTGTCCTGTTCGACATGGACGGCGTAATTCTGGACTCTGAAAAGCTCTATGCCAAGTTCTGGGCAGCGGGCTGTGCCTTTTACGGCTACAATATGAGCTATCAGCAGGCACTGGGAATGCGCAGCCTCAGCGCAGAGGCGGGGCAGGCCTATCTCAGCAGCCTTTTCGGCCCGGACATTGTCTACAGCCAGGTTCGTGCCAAGCGCATTGAACTGATGGATGCCTACATCGAGGAAAACGGCATCGAGGCAAAGCCGGGGGTTTATGCGCTGCTGGATGTGCTGGAAGAAAAAAAGATTCCCTTTGCCATCACCACCGCCTCTCCTGCCGACCGGATTGAGGACCATCTGACCCGGCTGAACCTGTACCACCGCTTCCCCATGATCTGCTCCGCCCACGCGGTTGCTCATGGCAAGCCGGAGCCGGACATCTATCTGTACGGTGCCCAGGCCATTGGCGTTGTACCGCAGAACTGCCTGGCATTGGAGGACAGCTATACCGGGCTGCTTTCCGCCTATCGCGCCGGGTGTATGGCATCGATTGTGCCGGACTTAGACCAGCCGGACGAAAAGATTCTGGAAATTGCATATGCAAGGTTCGATTCGCTGAAGGATGTGATTGACCTCCTGTAGGAGTAAAGAGGAAATAAGGGAGAAACGCCTTACAATGTAATGCGTTTCTCTATGCCCAACAGGGACAAATCGTCCAGGTTATGGGTGACTGCCAGCAGGGTACGCCCTTGGCGGTAATCCCGGATGGCGGCGGCGCAGCGCTGGCGGCTGCCCTCATCCAGTCCGTTAAAGGGTTCATCCAGAATCAGCAGCTCCCCCGGTGCCAGCAGCGCCCGAGCCAGAGCGGTGCGCCGGGCTTGTCCGCCGGAGAGCAGCGCTGTCGGTTTTGTCTGGCTGTCCGTCTCCACGCCCAGTTCCGTCAGCAGGGCAGCAGCCGCCTCCCGGCTGCATCCTGCTGCCATGGTCACATTGGATACCGCCGACAGGCCGGGAATCAGCCGATCCTCCTGAAACACGGCG